TTGGGTAGGTTGTTGATCCGCAACCACTCTTGTACGTACCACTCATCACGGCCCGCCGCGATTGCGATCGCCAACTGCGCACCAAACTGCGTCTTGCCCGCACGGTTTCCACCGGTACACAAAAAGGCCTCATCCGTACTCATGAATCGGATTGCGGCCTCTCTTTGTGATGTCCTCATTTCTTCAATACCACACTGAGCGCAACGATAGGAACCAAGCCCGATCATATCCATTGCATTGCCGCAACCGCGCGCTCTTTCACTTTCTTTACCTTTTCCGTCCCAGCGATGACAATACGGAACCCACAACCGCGACACCGCAAGCGGATAGCTTTTGACGATGTTGATCAGCTGATTGCGGGCCTTGTATTGCATTACTGTTGTGCTCTCACATAGGCATCTTGTAGTGTAGCGACAACCGGCACACCATGTACAGTGATATGATCACACTCGATGGTTTGCACAACCGGCATGCCTTTTTGTTTGATCGTGATCTTGATGGGCATTGCTTTTGTTGCGCTCATGGTGATAAACGTTGCTTCATCACCGGCATGTACAAGTGCAACCGGATCCGACACACCATAACCGGATAACGCCTCTTTGATGGGATCCACAACATGTGCCATGCCGCCCGCATATCGATTGTCAAGCTCACGATCAAGTTTCAGTTTTTGCGCTCTTGCAATGAGTTTGGATAGCTCATCATTGGATAACTCATCGATGTTATCACCAAAGAGAGACGGCTGATCATTTTGCGTTTGGTACGTTGCGTATTGTGGACGGATCGCAACCTCAACATGATGATCCTTATGCCACAAGACAAAACGATTGCGCTTATGTAGTTTCTTGAGATACGGGTGTTGCAACCAATTGTGATACTGCCGATCAGCAAAGCCAACCGCGCCTTTTTCTGCGAGCGCATATGCCGCGCTGTAATATGCACCGCTTGTACTTTCGTAGTGTTCCAAGATGTCAATCATGGTGACGATCTTATCATTGTTTTGCTTTAGATACTGCAATATTTTTGCTTCTTTTGCCGGTGATGGGTTTGCGCGAAGTGCTAGTTTTTCTTTGATTTTCTTTGTGAGCATGTTGTCTCCTTTGGTTGTTGTTAGTCTTCATCAAGATCGATGATTGGTTTTTCGATGATGGGTGCAATCTCTTTTCTGTACTCACTGATCAGCTGTTGCACGTCAACCGATTCAGCATCAATCGTAATTTGTACCGGCGGCGGGCCGTCGCGCGAATACCCGAATCTCCTCTCGAGCAACCATGCAGCGGCTTGCCAATTTCCTTCTCTTGCTTCTTTGTTTATGACCGCAAGAGAACCAACGCATGCCATGCTTTCCGCTCTTTTAAATTCGTTAAAAAATGTTCGATATATTCCCTTCTTTTGCTCCTCACCTTTGCGCATCCAATAAAACAATGTTGTCCTTGATATGCCCGCAAAGTTTGCCGCGATCTCATATGTGGATCCCGCTTGAATCGCTTGCAAGATCTTGCGCTGTACTTCCGCGTTGAGTTTGGTACGTCTAGCCATCAATATCACCTTTCTTGACTTGCTCTTTTGCCCATTTCAGGCGCGCGTCAATGATTGGCTAATATTCTTTTAGTTGCTCCATCAAGATGCAATCAAAACCCTCTAGGATTGCGGCTGCACCCGTTGTTCCACTTCCGCCAAACGGATCAAGGATCACCGATCCTTTTTGGCCACCAATCAAACGACAGCACCATTGCATAAGCTTCAAAGGTTTGACGGTTGGATGAATGTTGCGCACCTCATCAGCAGTACGACCGGCACCCGCGCGCGGATTGTTCAAACCCGCCGATCCTTCTTTTCGGTTTACAGTATCCGCACCGCTTTTGCTATCAAGATGATCAAGACCTTGCTCTCTCTCGGATCGTGATGCTTTGGCGCATTGATAAAGGTTAGCCGGCCATCGGCCTTGATCACTTCCAACAAACAAATTTTCTTTTTGCAATGCTAAAAAATCACCTTGTGAATCAGGCCGTGATTTCATCCAACCACTTTGATTATCTTGAGGCCCTACCCAACACGGATCACCATAACCAAAACGACAATCATCTATATTGAGCGCACCCGTACCATGCTTCAAAACATTTTGTGCAATCGTCAAACCATCCTCAAGCGGTTTGCGAAGCAATAAAGCAGGCTCAACGGCGGGCTTGAGTGCAGTGCCAAAACCGGCCCATTTTTGCGCATCCTGTGTTGCGGGTTTTGTTATCTGCGCTTTTTTATCCGCATCACACTGCCTGAATTTAGAATATGCGAGTTGATCGTGATTGCTTACATCTCGATGTCTTGTCTTATCAAATCCGAGAACCTCACGCACCGCACCCGCCTCACGATCGATCGCTTTGCTTATATCGTGCGATTTTGGAAAGCCCGAAAAATAACACCAATGCAACATATCGCGAATGTGAAACCCGCCTTTCTGTGCAGCCATACCCAGTGCGCAAACGGTACGCGTTGAGGAGAATGCAATCATGTGCCCGCCATGTTTCAAGACACGAAAACACTCAGCAAAGAAGTTATGACAAGGTACAGCGGCATCCCACTCTTTGCCCATAAAGCCCGAAAGGTTGCGGCCTTCCTCGATGTCAGCCCATGTGCGCGCAATACCATCCGGCGACATTCCATACGGCGGATCGGTTACAATGGCATCGATACTGTTGGATGGTAGCTCTTTCAATTTTTCCATGCAATCACCGTACATCACCTCACCGCAAAGATCAAGATCCTTAATATCAATCTCCTCTTTTGGTTCCTCTTGACCATCAAATACAGGCTCAAAGAATCCATCAAGATCCGATTGGTTCCAACCTAGATCCTCCATGTCTTCCGCACTCAGTGCAAGATCATTGATGATACGATCTAGCTCATCGTTATCCCAACCCGCAATCTCACCGATCTTGTTGTCCGCAAGTGCCAACATCTTTGCATCAGCGGGATCAAGATCCAAGTATCGAACCGGCACCGCATCAAGACCCAATTGTTTCGCCGCCTTGAGGCGCGTATGGCCCGCAATAACCATCTTGTCCTCTCGTCTTGCTACGATTGGCGCACCAAAACCAAAACGCTTGATACTGGTAGCAACCTTATCCACCGAATGATCATTCAGTCTTGGGTTTTGATCCCATGGTACAAGGTTATCGATGCTTTCCCAAACCGCTGCAACCTCTTCTTTCTTCATTTTGCACCTCTTCGCAAATACTGATCGCATGCAATCCGCACAATCTCACCCGCACTGACGCCTTGTGATTTTGCAATCTCGCGAATCATTGCCAACATCTCAGCGGGAAACACAACCGGCAACGCCGGTGATCGTGTGCCTTTGGTGCGTTTGGCATAGCCGCCCGCACTCAGTATCTTATCATCTTTCATTTGGTAGCTCCTCAAGGGCTGTCATGCCCGTGCCTGTATAAAATCTCAATGCTCTTGCAACCGCTCTTGTTTCACTCATGCGAATATATGCGCTTGCAACCTTTTTGCCGCATGTAATCTGATCGGCATCTCCATATGCCATAAACTCACCACGGTCACCAAACACGCGCGCTTTGACAAGACAAAAGCCAGCCTCACGATCATGCTCGATGAGATCGGTTTCTATGCTCTTCAATCCGTTTCGATGAGCCAACCAAAGCAAACCAGCAAAGAGGATGTATTCTTTGCCTTGAAGGTTTGCGATGTGCTTATTGGATCTCAGCATATCAAGATCGGTGATGGGCTCACAAGAATCACCTTGTGTTGGGATATGGTCTTCACACACAAAGTATGTGCGACCATTGACCGCAACCTTATACTCTGCGACGTTTGAGCACTTACAGCACCTCATTGTTCACCTCCTTCAAAATATGCGGCCATTGCCTCAAGATCTTGGTTGCTCATGTCCTGCTTTTGGGCTTGCGCTTGCTCTTCAAACTCAATGCCCAAAATGATAAAACCGTTATCAATCCATTGCGATATTGCCTTTGCAAGATATACAGGATCATCGGTGTTGATACTGTCGGTGATTACCTGATCGGTGTTTGTGTTATGGAATGTTATGTGAATCCAGTTGTCCATGTTGTCCTCTTTTGTTTTTGGGTTGTTGTTGTAAGTACAATCAGTATGACATGTTTATATTATATTGTCAAAAAAATAATCAAAAATAAACAAAAAAGAGCGGAACACGGGAGAGGACAACATAACAACAACAACCAGATCCCGTGCCCGCAAATTTTTATGGGTGCGAATAATCAGCAATCATCCGCTTGATATACCTCTCCAATAAGCTGTCCGCATCCATTTGGTGACGCTTGGCAATGAGAACCAGCTGATCATATTGCTCTTTGCTCAACGTGATCCTCACTCGTGTGTCAGCTGACTTTTTATCTGTTTTGTATTCATACTTTTTTGGCATCGGTAATCCTTTTTACTAGGTCATTTATATCATATTTTGGTAACGATTCAAAAATATCATCAAGGCTATCAGGTTTTGCCTCCCAACGCTTTTGGGTTTCTTCGGACGGCCTGAGATCCGCAATAAGCACTTGTGCATACTCTTTGCCTTTGATGGGCACCGCAAACCGTACATGTGCGATCTTGCCTTGTATACTCTCAATGTGCGCAAATACACTCAACCAAGATCCTTGCATTTTGAAAATGCATGTGTCTCCAATCTCATACATTGTACTTACTCCCCAAACTCACGTATATGTCAATCAAGGCATCAAAGATCTCGAGGTCGTCATGTCGCTTGATCTCTTGTTGCATATCGGGCGTGATTCTTCCATCATCGATCATCCCAACAATCTCTTTCTCAATTGCTTGATAATCCATGTTGTGACGCTTGCACAATGCACCCCAAAGACCCTTGACACCATCTTGATCCGACAATGCCAGTGCTTGCGACTTCTCAACGTTTTTAATTGCTTCTTGGCTTTCCTTTTCTGCGCTTGCATAATCAATGGTGAGTACGGATCTTGCATACTTTCTCGCTTGCGATTCCTTGATCTGTCCGGATGGCTCTCTTCCGATCCAGTTCCTCAAACCCTGCACCCACCCACGGCCACGAAAGAGATTGTGTTTTTTTCCGTCACGAATAAAAATATCGAGACTTTTACAACCGCGCTCAACAGCAATGATGCTGTATCCTTCTTTGATTGTCTCGATGTCTGCAGTCATATCGTTGGTGTTCCAACCCAAAGAAGTTGCATACTGTGACAAAAGAGATTCAATCCATAAGTTCCTTTTGTCCACCTCAAAAGATTTTGAGATTTCCAGCACATTGCTTTTTCTCTCTTTCTTTTTATCTATTTCTTTTTTATCTTTCTTATCTCTATTTAGGAGGATCACTTTTTCCTCATCCATAGGATCACTTTTTCCTCTTGGCATTTCAAACAGGATCACTTTTTCCTCATGCTCTTCCAC